TGCTCAATCAATGGCTCAATCAATGGCTCAATCAATGGCTCAATCAATTTTGCCTGTATATGGAAAAAGTACTGGAAAAAAAATAAATCAAGAATATTTTGATAAAGTTATTAAAGGTTTTGAAGATGACGGAGTTGATAAAAATGCAATAACAAAATTAAAAACATCAATAATAAATGCTGATCCAAATAAGTCTGATGTAGATAAAAACTCTAACTGGACAAATATTAGAAGTGCCATTCAAGGAATACTTGGAGAAGTCGATGCGGCAAAATTACTAAATACCTCGATTACTCAAGGAAATGCTTTTGTAGATTTAACTTCTGGAGAAGAAGTAAAAACTAAAAAAGCCCAAAGCGTTAAAGAATTGATAAAAAAAGCAGCTAATATTTATTTAGAAACTCATAATATTGCAAATGGAGAAAAAGATGAAATCAGAAAAAATAAGTTAGGTGGTAATTTTAAAGTTGTAATGCCATTAGGATCTAAATTACGTGCGGCTAATGGTTTTATTCCAAATTTTGCAATCAGTCAAAGAGAAGCTGCTTATAATGCTTGGGATAGCCCATTGAAAAATGGTAAAACATATGATTTTGTAAAAACTGCTAGCGGACAAAAGGGAACTAGTCCTAATAAAACAGAAGCTATTAAAATATCACAAGCGCTTGATCTTTATATAGCAGAAAATTCTGCTCAAAATAGAAACGATTATAAATCTAATAAACAAGAGAGTGTAACTAAAAGACGCGCAGATACAAGTGGGGCTGTAGCTGAATTTGGAATGATTTATCCATCAAATTCAAAAGGTTCAGTCTCATCATTTTTAGTTGGAAGTCAAAACGAAGTTGTAAAGGGCATTCCAATTATTGGTAAACCATCAGATGACTTGTATCCTGAAATTGAAAAGGGAATTATTAATGCTGGAATGAATTATGCTAAAAATTTAGGATTTAATCCTGATATCATACAAGAAGAGAGATTTGCAGCAGGAATAAAAAGCCATCTAAATCCTGGAACTATTGAAGCTGCTTTTGGAACAGTTTTTGAAAGCGTATTTCAGTCGGCTATGCAAGTGCCGCCAAATAATAATCAAACACTTGATTTACCAAATAGATCCAAGTTAAATTCATTTGTTGGATCTATTGAAAGAGGTGGAATATTAAAAGCTTCTATCGCTAATAATATAAATCCAGAGATGCTAGCTGCTGATTTTAAAAATGATTTGAGCGATTTAAATTTAAGTAGCATGGCTGCAAAAATTAAAGCATATCGAGATAAACAAGCTACTAGAGGAAATACTACTAAAACTTCTGCTAGAGGTTTCATTCCAAACTTTGCAAACTCATCCATGCCTCCTGTATCCATGGTGCCAATGCCAAAAAGTGCAGAGTATCAAAGAAAGCAAAGAGAAAGATCTGCTAAAGCTCAAAAATATAGAAGCGCCTCTGGACTTATAGGAGATTTGTTTAAAACTCTTCCAGAGAAATTTTTTACAGATTTAGTTTTAGGAGACTCTGACTATGGAGTTGAAACTCCAAGCATTTTCAAAGCTATTAAAGATAGCGCACTTTATTCAGCAGCTTTTGCTGGTCCAAATGCTTTAAAGTTTGTTCAAGAAGCAGAGGAATATGGTTTAAAAGTTGCTAAAAGTCTTCAAGATAAATTAGCAAAATTAGTTGTTAAAGCTACAACTAAAAAATCTAGCGCTAATGGATTTTTACCAAACTTTGCAGATCCAGTCCAAGCTGCTATTGGCAGGGAAATGAGCGCTGGAGTTCCAGCTTCTCAAATTTACATCGACCAGAATTCGTCATTAAAGAGCGCTATGAATCCTAATGGACTCATGGTGGCTAATCGTATAGATGAACCTATGGGAGGCTCACAGGGCATTGCTAGAGCGCGTAAAGAGGGATCTAATCCAATGACGTATGGAGCAGCTAGAGGTTTTGTTCCAAACTATGCAGATCCAAATCCAGCCCTAGCTCCTTATGCTGGAATGAAAAGATCAGAAGCTTTAACTAAAGCTGAAGACGAATTAGTTAAATCTCTCGAAGAACTAGATAAAGAAATTGATAAAAGCAAAAAAGCTCAACAAGAGTATACTGATGGATTAAGTATGCTGACTGAAAAAAATCAAAAAGGCGCACCAGGACAAGGATATAAAGATAAAATATCAGCCCAAGAACAAATCACTAAAGGTTTAGAAGCTAAAAGAACCGAAGCAACTCAACAAACAGCTAAAGTAAAAGCAGACATTACAACTGCTAGTACTGGAATGTTTGGGCGCGAAAAAACGATTTCAAAAGATGCTGGTGGAGAAGGAAAAGCATCTAGTGAAAAAATGCTTGGAACTATTTTTGCAGTTCAAGGAGCACTATCAGTTCTTCAGGGAGTATTAGGAGAGGCTACTGGAGGAGTTGCCGATTTTGCAAAAGTAGCGACATCTGTTGGCAGCACAATAGCAACAACAACATTTGCTACTCAAGGACTGTCTGCAATGGGAGGCATGGTTGGAAAAGTTGCTGGAGCTTTAGGTCCATTTGCAATAGCTGGAACTGCATTATTTACACTTTTTAAAGAGGGAGGCGCAGTACTTGATGGATATAATGAAGTTGCTAGTTCAGCAGCATTAGCTTTAGATAAAGTTTCTAAAGCTGCTGAAAGCGCTGCTGTTAAATTGACTGACTATTCACCAGCACAACAAGCTGAAATTAAAAAAGCATCTACAAAATCATTCGAAAAGGCTATCACTTCTGGAAAAACAACCTATAGTTATAATCGAGCTTACCAAGTACAGAGTTCTACATATCAAGTACAGGCTGATATTGAAGGGTGGACAAGCTCTTTGAAAGAAAGCATGATTCAACAAATAGCATTTGCTAAAGCTGCTGGAGTTGCAAATAAAGACATTAATAATATATTTAAAGGCGCTAAAGAAGATAATAAAATTACTAAGGAAGAAGCTATCAAAGCGGCAGCCGAGCTTAGTGATTTAATATATGCTACTAAAGATGCAGCTACTAAAGTTTTTAGCGATTTAAATACAACTGGAAACGAAGCTGAAAAGTTTGCTGGGAAACCAAGTGATTTTGCTGCTAAACTGGCTATGGCTGGAACAGTAAGTGATCCATTTGCAGAATATAGAAAAAAAATGGTAGGTTCTGGAGTTAAAAAAACTGATGCTCAAAATGTTTTACTTGAAAAAGAAAGAGCTTTATTAATTTCTAAAGATGAAGCTAAAGCTGAACAACAAATAGTTTCTATTCAACAAATTAGTAGTGATATATTTAAATCAAATCTTGATACATTATTAAAAACGTCTGCATTAGACAAGGAAGCTGCAAATTTATCTGCTACATCTAATAAACAAAAATTACAAGCAGCACAAACTTTAGGAAATTTATCTAAACAAAGTATTAGAGATTTAGAGAGATCAGTAGCTGTAGAAGAGCAAACAGCGGCAGCTGCTGAAGAAAGAAGATCTATCATATATGAAATTGCACAAAAAAGCTCTGAAATAGGAGTGATTCAAGGTGGTCAGGAAGAAATTCAAAAGATACTTGCAAAGCTATCTGATACAGATTTAGCTGATAAAGAATCTGCATTAAAGGTAATTGAACAAATTACATCGCAGCAAAATTCAGGTAAGATATTAATAGAGAAACAAAACGCATCAACTGATGTTCAATTAGAAAAGGTAAGCATTCTTTCTGATATGAAAGCAAAAAATCTAAACTTAGATTTAAATTCAAAAGAGGCTCTTGACAAACAAAAAGAAGCGATTGATAGAATTATCCAGTCAACAAATCATTTATTAACAATGAGTGATATTAAACTCAATATAAAAACAATAGTAGATACGGCTGAAGCAGAAAAGAAAATACGCGCTTTAGAATTAAATAAACCACAAAATATAGTTGCTGCTAGAGATCAAGCGGCTCAAATTGCAGCTATAAGATTTAATTTAGCTCAGAGTCAAGTTGGACCACAAAGAGAAGAAGCTTTGAATGCTGCTAAAAGATCTATGGCTGGAGCAGTAAAAGATTTAGGGTATAGTGATGAAAATATACTTAAGCATAGAATAGCTCAAATTGAAAATGCAAAAACTATACAAGATCTTAAAACTGTTTCAGAACAAAAAACATTAAGTTCAGATGTAATAAATGACAATCCCTTTGATGAAACTAAGCTTGAAACATATCAACAAAATTTTGATATAGCAATGGGAGAATATGATAAATATAATGTTAATTCTATTGCAAATATGGAGGCAGCAACTGACGCACTTAAAGAAGCTCAACTAGCTCCAACTATTAAAGATTTTGCAAGTTATGTTATTGATTTAAATAATAGTTTAGCTGCTGCTGTAGAACAAGCTAAATTTGAATTTTTATCAACTACTAGTGGCTCTGGATTATTAGATAAAGCATCAAAAGACAAATTTAATGCTGAAATGAAATCTGCTGGCACTAGCCCATCTGGAATTTCTCAAGCTTATGCTAATGAAGCAGCGAGATCTGATCAAAGAAGATTAGCATTAGCAGGATCTGCGGGAGATAAAACATCAATAGAATACGATATTGAAATAAATAAAAAAATTCTTGCTATTAAACAAGAGAGCGTTGATACTCAAACACTATCAGAGGATCAAGAAGCTAGAATTCTTGAGCTTGAAAAACAACGCTTAGAAGTTAATAAATCTTTGAGTCAAAAACTCAAAGAAGCTTTTGCCACTTCGCCACAAGATCAAATCAATAAATTAAACAACACTCTTGTTGAGGGCGCTGTCAAATTCAGAGACACAATGATTGATGGCATTGTTCAAGCTATAGAAACTGGCAAAGGACTAAAAGATGTTTTAACTTCTGCTGTGTTAGATTTCTCCAGAGAACTCATGAGAACTTCGTTGAGAAATCTTACTGGTTCATTATTTGGCGGAATTGGTGGAATGTTTGGACAGGGCAATCAAATTTCCACAGGAGCTTCTGGAGGAGCCGTTTCTGGAGGAAGCGGAAGCAAGGATGACGTTCCAGCAATGCTCATGGGCGGAGAGTACATCATTAATAAAAAATCAGTTAATAAATATGGACCAAAATTCTTAGAAGCTATCAATTCTGGAAATTTAAATGGATATGCTAAAGGCGGAAAAGTAAAAGACTATTTTACTCCTGGAACTTATGGCGTGAAACAAATGACTACTGATGATGATTTATTAGCTTTTGCAACTCAAGAATCTACTAGCGGAAAAAAAGATAAAATTCGTTCTGGAGATGGATTTGCATCAGTTTCTTTAGAACCAGAGAGTGTTCGATTAACTAATTTTGGCAGAAGAAATAGTCCACAAGCTCAAAGAGCCAAAGATGTTAGAAAACAAATCTTTGGAATCTACATTGATGAAATGAAAAAAGCTGCTGAATTAAAAAGACAAGAAGAAGAAGAGAAAAAAGCTAGAAAAAAAGCTATTAAAAATGCTTTGATTATGGCAGGAATTTCTATAGCTGGATCAGCATTAATAGGAGCAGCAACTAGTGGGTTTAGCAATGCTTACTCAACATCTAAACTTGCTGGAGGCACTTTTGGAAAAAATGTAGGATCTGGAGTGGGAGGAATGTTTACAGGAGGAGGAGTTTCTGGTTTGCAAGGAAATAACTATGGAGGACTATTTAACATGTTCTCTAAATCTGGATATGTTACTAAAGCTAGCCAAATGGCTGGAAGTATCACTAGCAAAGGTTTTATAGGGCCAGTTCAAAATTCTAGCAATGTTAATATTGGTAATAATATAGCCCAACCGAGCTTTCCTTTAGGAGGCTCATCTGAAACTTATGCAGGAGGGTTATTTCCGATGGGATTGACTCCTGAACTTGGAGCATCTGGACCTGGAATGAGTTATGGTACAGCAATAGATTTAACTAATCCTAATAGTGAAGATCCATATAATCCATTTCGTATAACAACAAGAGCAGTTGGGGGATCCATTTCTGAAACAGCAGGAATAGATACAATTCCAACAATGCTTTCTGGTGGAGAATTCGTTATGAATCGTGCTGCTGCTCAAAATATTGGACCTGGAAACTTGCAAGCTATGAATGCTGGAGCTTCTAAACCAATGAGCGAAGAAGCTTCAAAAGATTTAAATAACAAATTAATTTCTAAATTTGATGAACTCATTGGAACGACTGAAAAATCCACAGGTTCAATCACTATTAATGTGGATGGATCCTCTGGAAAAAGTTCAGAAAACTCCTCTGGTCAAACTCAAGGAGCAAATCAACAACTTTCGCGCCAAATCAGAGATGCTGTTTTAAAAGTTATTCAAGAGGAAAAACGTCTTGGCGGTCAATTAAGAAGAGGAATGTAACATGTTTAATTCTACTAGCAACTACGAAAATAGATTTTCTATTAATGATCGAGAAATTTTGGGCATTGATAGTCTTGATTTGTCGTATAGTAATCCATCTAATAATTCTAAAATTCTTGGAAGAGAATCTTCATTCACCACAATTAATGGCCCAACATCTGCTCAATTATCAATTAGTAGAAGTTTAATTTATATTGATCCAATTTTACAGTATACGGGATCTCCAGCAATTAATGGAAAAATTCATTTTACTAATAATAATCAAGCTTATGGTTTTTCTTCAGGATATTTAACAGAGTACATGGTTAATTGCGCGGTTGGATCTATACCAAAAGTATCTAGTAATTTTATTATTTTTGATGAACTCACAAGTCAAGCAGTGCCATCATATACTTTTGAACCTCCTGCAATTTCTATTCCAAATCAAGGAAGCATATCTTTATCTTGCGACAATTCAACAACTAATAGAGTAGTTGGTTTTGATTACTCTATAAAAATAACTAGAAAGCCAATTTATACTATAGGAAGTAAATATCCATTTGAAGTAGTTACTTTTAAAAATATTGAATACTCAGCATCTGTGCAAATTGATGTTGACGATGCTTTTTTGCAAAATTCTTTTAATTTTTTATCTGCTCGCGAAAATAAAACAGTTTCTTTCTCTATTAAAGATAAAACATTAACTAATACTATTCAAACATTAACTATACCAAAAGCATCATTAGTTGGCGAAAGTTTGTCTAGCAGTGCTGATGGTGGTGTAAAATTAACATTAAACTATATTGGTCATTCATGAGTGCTTTTTATAATAGAGATTCTAATATTAGTGGAGTCACTGCAATTACTAGTTTAGTTTTTAATCCAAGCTACGGATCTAGAATTAATTTTAAAAGCACATACTATTCATATGAAACTCACAATGGATATTATAATTTAATTCCTTTGTCTATTAATAGTTTAAATGCTGAATATCAATTAAAATATCAATTGAATGAAACTAATTCCAAACAACTAATCAACTATGTTGAAAGCAAAAATGGCACAGATTTGCTTCCATTTTCAGATCCATCTAGTTTTTATAAAACAATTTCTGGAGTAATTGATAACTATTCTATAAATCATATAAATAAAAATCATTATGAGGTTAATTTAGCTTTTCAAGTTAATGAAGCTCCAAATTTACTGAACTGGTCTGGAATGACATTTGTAAACTCTCCTCTAACAACTTGGCAGTCGGGGAAATATTATGAAAAATATGATATAGTTTATTCTGGCGTCTCTTCAAATAAATTAGATAATTATTACTATTGTTCTGGAAATCATACAGGAACAAACCGTAGTCTTGATGGACCAACTGGAAGCGCAACAAAATGGACAAAATATTTCTTTTTTGAACCAGATGTTGGACTTCAAAATGAAGTAGCATTAAAGGTAGATAAAATTGAATTTAAAAATTCATTTGTTCAGCGAATGAAAACTAGAACAAACATAGCAACAACAGATTTTTCTTATAAGTTTGAGAAAGCTTCTACTAAAAAAGCTAAAGCTATTCTTCATTTTTTAGAAAATAAAGGCGGATATCGCAGATTCTACAGTGATCCTCCATCAGTGTATAATAAATTGAAAGTATTCTATTCGCCGTCTTGGAGTCACACTTGGAATTATGCTGATTCTCACGATTTAGAAGTTTCATTAATTGAAGATCCATTAGGAATAGTACCAACAGGCTCATGAATAAAACAATTTTAAAAAGCAATTCAGCATTTGTAGCTATTGGTCAGTCTCCAGCGTGGAAGACTGGTAATGATTCTGGACGATTATTTTCATTGGTTCAGAATTGCAATTTTTCAGTTAGCAATGAGAGGCAAAAATTAAAACAGATTGGGAGTCAAAAATACTCGGTCAATGATCTAGTAAGAGCACCAAATATAGAACTTTCTTTTGATTATTATTTATCACCTTATATTAGCAATGAATTAGCAATGAATTTTCAGCCAAAAACTGCTGATAATTTAGGAGCATTTGCTAATATAAAAAATACTAATAATAATTTTTATATTGTTGTTGATCCAGAAGATTTTAGAGATGCGTTTGAAAAGCCTAAAAATCCAATCATTACAACTACTAGTTATAGTGGATTTAATGTTTTATCTTTTGGAAATTGTTATTTAAATAAATATAGCGTATCTTTTAATTTGAATGAAATACCAAAAGTTTCAGTTGGATTTGAAGCTTCTAATATGAAATTTGATGTTTTAACTGGAAACTCAATCACTATTCCAGCTATTAATAGCATTAGTGGAAATTCAATTAATGCTGGTTCATTGAATTTATCTGGATTTTATTCTTCTCTAACTGGAAGTTATATTACTGGACAGGATAATGGTAAAACAGAATATGATCCTCCAGTTACAATTCCATCTTATTGCACATTCTCTCTGCAAAATTTACAAGTTGGAGGAGTCGCTTTATCGGCTGCATCAAAACCTATATTACAAAATTTATCTTTAAATTTTGATCTTCCAAGAACTCCACTTTATGGACTAGGAAGCAATTACGTTTATAATAGAAAACTAGAGTATCCAATTAATGGATCAGTAAATTTATCCGCACAAGTTTCTGGATTCTCTAGCGGATTTTTAAGTGGAATGCTATACAATGAAAGTGGTTATAATTTTGATATATCATTTTCAGACTCATCAAAATTAGCTACTGGATTTTATAGCATAACAAATGCTAAACTTGATAATTTTAATTATTCAATGACTGTGAATGATGTTTTAAATTTTACAGCATCATTTTCAGTAGAAACAAATGATTCAGCTGGATTTTACATTGATAGAAAAACCACAAAGTTTCCATCTATTTGGAGTGCTATATCTAATATATGGTCAAGTATAAATATTAATTGGCAATCTTTAGAATAAACGTGTAAAAATTATTATGAACTTAGGTCCAACACAAGTCAGTGCAACATATCCATTTGTTTTAAATCAAAGTGGCGCTAATGCAATCACTCTTGGTGGTAATAATCCAGTTGATTGGGAATCGGGAGGAGTTGTTGCTAAAACTGGAAATCAAACTATTAGCGGACTTAAAACATTTGATTCAGCATTATCTTTAAACACTCAAGCCTCCACTACTAGTCATGCAGTTCGCGCAGATAGAAACCTAAGTGCTGGTAGCGGATTAGTTGGAGGAGGACAATTAACTGGGGATCTTACATTTAATATTGGAACGGGTTACGGAATAACAGTTTCAGCAGATCAAATTAACATCAACACATCAAATGTTGTGGTCACAACTGGAAATCAAACTATTGCTGGAATAAAAACTTTCACTGATCAAATAGTTAATACTGCAAATGGGAATAGCTCTAGTAATCCAGCATCATATATTTCATGTGGAGCTAGTAATACAATTGCATCATCATCAGATTATTGTTATATTGGAGGGGGTACTAGTAATAATATTCAGAATACTATTACTAGTTCTTTAATTGCAGGAGGAGATTCTAATACTATTAATGCAAATTATTCGATAATTGCAGGAGGCGCAGCAAATACTATTAATGCAGATTATTCATTTATCGGAGGAGGAGCTAATAATATTGCTAGTAGTATTGGCTCTAGTATTAGTGCTGGAAATCTAAATACTACAGCAGGACTTTATTCAACAATTGGCGGTGGAGAAAATAATACTGCATCTGGAAATCACTCAACAATCGCTGGCGGAACAGGAAATTCAACAACTAATTCTTATTCTTTTATTGGAGGAGGAACATCTAATACTACTTATGGAGCTAATGCTTCTGTTGGTGGAGGGCAGAATAATAAATCAAATGGGGCGTATTCTTTTATTGGTGGCGGGCAAAATAATATTGCTACTGGCGCTAATGCTTTTGTAGGTGCTGGAAATGGTAATATTGCTAATGGAGACTATTCATCTGCTGTTGGAGGATATCAAAATTCTACTAGTGGTCAGTACGCTTTCATTGGGGCTGGATATCAAAATGCTACCATAGGAGTTGGAGCTTCAGTTTTAGGAGGCTATAAAAATACAGCTAGTGGAAATTACGCCTCAGTAGGTGGTGGATGGACTAATTATGCAAAAGGATTATATTCTAGCGTAAATGGAGGATATCAAAATTATGCTAGTGGAAATTACGCATCAGTATCAGCTGGATATAATAATAAAGCTAGTGGAAATTATTCATTTATTGGATGTGGACAAAATAATATTAGTATTGGAAATAATTCATTTATTGGGGCTGGAAATGGAAATACATCGTCTGGACTTTATTCAACAGTATTAAATGGTGAAACAAACCAATCTATAGGAGATTATTCTATCATAGCAAATGGATTTGAAAGTAAATCAAATGGAATTTACTCTTCAATATTTAATGGTTTTCAAAATTATGCATTTGGGGATTATTCATTAATTGGTGGAGGCGCAAATAATACGGCTAGTGGATCATATTCTAATATTATTGGCGGAACAATTAATACAGTTTCTTCTAATTATTCTATAGTTGGAGGTGGAACTCAAAATACTATTATTAAAAATAGCGATTATTCATCAATTTTTGGCGGTATAAATAATAGTGCGTCTGGAAGATATTCGAGTATATTAGGTGGATCTGGTAACATGATTAGTGGAACTAATTCATCAATTGGAGCAGGAAATTCTAATAAAATAACTGGAAATTATTCTACAATTGGTGGTGGAAATTCTAATAAAATAACTGGAAATTATTCTATAATTGGTGGTGGAGGTCTTAATGAAATTAAAAAAGATTATTCATCTATTATAGGAGGAACATTTAATAAAATTTCTGGAGAAAGCTCAACAATAGCTGGTGGTGCCGCTAATGAAGCTACATCTACTTATTCTTTTATTGGTGCTGGATATGGAAATATAGTTAGTGGAGATTATTCTACAATTTTAGGTGGCGATAGCAATACTATTAAATATGGAAATTATAGCATTATAGGAGCAGGATCGATGAATAGTTCTAGTGGAGTTTACTCTTCAATATTAGGAGGATATGCTAATCAAATTAGTGGTGGCGAATATTCATTCATTGGTGGCGGATCTGGAAATAGTATTAGTGGAAATTACTCATGTATTTTAGGGGGAACAAATCACTTTAATAGTGGAGAGTACTCAAGTATTTTAGGAGGAAGAAGCGCTCAAATTCCAAAATCTCATACTGGATCTACAGTCATAGCTGATGGTCAAGATAGAACTCACTCTTCCAGAGCACCATATGCTTGCACATTAGATTTTGCTAGTGGAACTTACTTCTCTCTTCCAAAATTTGCTGGACTTTCCACTCAAACTGGAAAATTTGGAGAAATGGCAGTTAGTGGATCTGGTCTTTATATTTGCACTGGAACTGCTGGAAGTGGGTGGGGAAGAATTTTCTTATCTACTTTTTAATACTTAACATCAACTCCTTTGCTCTCAAATGTTTTCATTTGTTCAAAGTGTTTAGCTCCTTTTCTTTTTTTTGAATAATCCTTAAAGTACTTCTCTTTTACAGGATCAACTCCTCCCGCTTGATCTGCGCGTCTCT